AATCAACCTTTGCGTTTGTTAAACCTTGTATATATTGCGGTATGCTAGTTACTAACATTATCTTCTTCCATCGGGTCTAATATCAACTCGTGGAGTTCCAAGTTTATACTTAGTTCCTAACGATGTTGAATCTATTCGTAAAGCAAATGCTCTACCTCTAAGTCTATAATCTAACTTTTCTGTAAATTGTTCAACTGGACTTGTAGATGATCTTTGTGCATTTCCATCTTGTGTTTGACTAAAGTTAGAACCAGGAAAACTCTTTACTTTCATAGTAAAATCAACATCTGGATTTGTCGCAGTAGAGCCGTTAAAAGTTATGTCAGGTATAACTCGTTTAAGAAAAACAAACTTGTCTCCTTCACCAATATCTATAGGTGCTGTTTCGATAAAAGATGTCATAGCAGAACCATCATCATCATAACCTGTTTCATGGTTATATAAATATTGTCCACCTGTTGCCATTGGTAATGTTCTTATGCCTCTGTCAAGCCATGCTTGTCTTGCAAGAGTGCCATAATACCAAACCTTTTCTATATAATTATATGCTACATAAGAATCTATTTCTGTACTAGACTTACTTGGGTAAAACCATAATATCTCACCAAATTCAGAGTTGACTCCTGCATGAACTTTGTCACTTTCTTCAAAGTTAAAATCTAAAAATACTTTGTCTTTGACTGTGCAAGGCATTTGCTGTGTTTGACCACCAGAGTAAACATAAAAGGTATCTACCCCCATCCAAAACACAGCATCCTCAACAGCAATAGCTGAAGCAGGACTCATAATAGTTATGTTCTTAGATAGTTCTTGTAGACCAAATGTAAATGGAGGACCTATAAACTTCATACCGTGTAGTGTTTTATTAGTAAAACAAAGTATTTGTTGTTTTGTTTCTACGGCTTGAACAAAAGTTGATCCACCACCAAGTCTTAAATCACCTGCTGTATTAGATGCAGTTGGAAACCAATCAATAGGATTTTCTTGAGATGAGAATCTAATTAACAACGGGTCTTGCACACCATTACCTTGTGTTGTTGTAGCAGTAGCTCCAAACCCGTCACAGCCAAAAGCAATCACATGTCTGTCTTGGTCAGATACAAGTATCTGTTTAGCCACTTGTGGAACACTGGTCTTTGTACCACTAATTGTGCTTAATTCTACAGCTCTGTTTGCTAAACCATTTGTTTTATCCCAATAAAAAACACCTTCGTCTCTTGCATTTATAATTATATCTTCACCAAAATTATCATGTGACCACAATCTAATTTGTGCGCCAGGCACAGTAATTGAAGCAGCATTACCCCATCCAACAAAATCATTGGCAGAATCTGTATTACCCACAGCCAATCTTACAAGTGTGTTGTCATCGTGAGCAACGGCATCCGTGCCACTATGTCCACGAGTTACGGTCATTGTATTGTCATCAGCGGTTGCCGATACAAGCATAAGTTCATTATCAACTAAAATAACATCATTAGCTGTGTTCATGCCAGTTTCATCATCCACATCAACGGCAGTCTCACTATTATCTAAGGCTTCATTAAGTTGTGTTGATAATGCTCCTGATGTTGTGCCACTCCATTGTCCAGCACCCCATCCAGTTCCACCAACCGTTGTGTCTAAACCTGTATTTATTTGATATGTGCCAACTACACTACCACCACCATTACCAGTGTCAGAACCATTTGCTGCAACAGAAGATGTAATTGTATAAGAGTTAGAACTTATAATTGATACAATTTTATATTCTATGTTTAATATTGTAGCTGTTATTGTGCCACCTAGCGTGGCTGCACCAGAAAAAGTTACAAAGTCATTTACATTTGCACCATGTGCTGGATCTATTACAGTTATTGTAGTTGATCCATTTGTTGCAGAAAAGGTTACATCACCTGCTGATGTGGTGTTTCTTATAGGTGTTATATCGTTAAAGGTTTGACCTTCTTCTATATAATATTTGAGATGTGTTCCAATACCCATGAAATCAGAACCATCAAGAGCTACCCAATTATGTAAACGCCTTGCAGAACCTTCAATAGTATTAGGGCTGTACTTTGTCCAACCACCAAACTTTTCTGGAAAGCCAAATCTAAATCTTACTTTGTCACCATCAATAAAACCACCTTCATTACTGTAAGATGTAATATCTGATATAACTCCTGGCTTAAATTTTAAACTTTGTATTGGCATTAGAACGCACTCACTGATTTAGTTCCCGTGTAAGCGTCTTCATTAACGCTACCAGTTCCATCATTAATATCTTTTAGAGCAAAAGGTCTACTACTGCCATCATTGCCAGATATTGTACCAGTTAAACTAAAAGAACTATCTGTTGAATTTCTATCTACTTGATTAGTTGCACCTGCGGATACTGTTGCATTAAAAGGATCGCTACCAGATAATACACATGATATTGCTAAATTATTTGTAAATATAAATCGTCTACCTGCTGTTGGACCTACAACATCTACGTTTTTAATTTGGTTAAAGGCTCCACGACCACCAACTATATTTACCACTAATTTCCCAGTATTTACATCAACAAATATTTCAATATCAAAATTACCTGAATTACCATTATTTACACCCCTTAAAGCATTATCAAAAAGCATATATCTATATGTTACACCGCTAACGCTATGTGTTGTATTTGTAGTTGGTTGAACTGCACTTACTCCGTCAAAAGTACTTGGTCCGCTAGGGCCAA